TCCCGGCAGAAAGTGTCGGGTCTTCTTGTGCAAGGCGTTTACAGAGTTGGTACATCTGCGCCAGCATGATTTGCTTGGGATTCGCGGGTGCCTGCGAAGGTGCAGGCGCACCACCAGGAGCGCCACCCTCTTGAGCGCCCCCGGCTTGCGTTGGATCAGGTTGTGGTTGGGTTGCCATCGGGCGTCTCGACTACTTCTTGACCCGGCGTTTCTTTGCGCCTTTCTTTGCGCCCCGACGCTTGCGGCTCTTTTTCTTTCCGCCGCTGTGAATCTTCACCATGTGACTTTTCTTTGCCATAACGACTCTCCTTTGTTCGTCCAAAATCAGAAACGGCTCGAAAGCCATTTCTGCCTTCGAGCCGCTCGCACTACCTTGGGAGGTCGCTCAGCGAATCTCAACGTCACCTTACACTTACTCCACTTGTGGAAAACGTGTCAAGCTAATTTTTACTACCCGTTTCCGTTCCAACCTAAAATCGCCCTCAACTGAGCCGCTTGCGCGACCGTCAACTTAGTTCTTTCCGTGAGCAAAAATCTCTGGTTTCCGCCTTGACTCATGTCGAATTGAACTTTCCCTGTCGTCTTTCGAGCCTTTAGAAATGAGGCTAAGTCGGCTACCGGAGTCTTCGGTTCAATGACCGTTTCGGTCACGATATAATCCTTGACACTCACTATTTTTTCTTCGTCCATCAGGACTCCTTCACTGAACTACGTCCTCACTGCGCTGGTTCTGATTAAATGATTTTATCGTCATAGCTATCTCACGCCTTCGACACAATTCGGACTCTGACACACCTTGTTGCCGACGTGGGCTAGACTTTCGGATGAGTTCAGAAAGTTCGATGGCGAGAGCAGCACGCTGCTTCTTTTCGATCAGATAAGGACTCAGTGCTTGTAATACAACCCCCACATTACGACCAGAAATTTTCCATGTGAATTTTGTTCTAACTTTTCCTGAAACTGGCTTGTAGACGTATATTTCTCCACCGAACATTTTGGCTAACCACGACACTACACTCTCAGAACACATATTGACCAAGAGTTGAATGATCGTATTTATTCTGCCAGATTGCATCAGGTGAACTCTTGCGTAGATGCAACCCTCCCCATCAATAATTCCTGCTGCGTAAGCAAGATCACTAATAAGTTTGGGAATATGAATTTCAATGCGCTCATTCGGAGCATGACCGGGAGCATATGCTCTCCACGACTTCGCTTTATTGTTTGAGTACAGCCTTTTTGCTGGTTCCCCACAACCACACACGCAATATCTAATTTCGCCGCGTTTCATGTATACCTAACTTTCTTTGTTAACAACTCTCGGTTCGCCACCGTGAGCACCTTTTTGCGCCGGCTTCATCGGTTTTTTCCCCGACGAAGGTCTGCCTCCACCCTTACCCTGTCCGGGACCACCACCGCCACCGCCCGGTTCTACGAGTCCGAGTTCTGCCGCCAACTTCGCGGCAATAGCTTTCAGCTTCAAATCTTCAATCTGCTCGTTGACCCACTTCTCGCGTTCTGTGTTGCCTTTCACGTCGCCATAATTGTCGATGCCGAGTTTTTTGAGAGTCGTTGACCAGGAGATCGGAGCGTTCTTAAACTTCAGAGACATCCACTTCAACTGCTCGGATTGCTGCGTCAGTTTGATGAGCGTGCTTGGAATAGAAATCAGCCGCATGTTTTTCGCCAGCCGCCTTACACGTTCAATCGGCTGGTAAGACGAGGGAGACGTAGGGACCGAACCTTCAACGATTTCATCCGGCATGTGGCTTGGAACCAAGGACGCCGGATCGAAGTCAAAGACTTCAGGCGTGATGTTATCCGGCCCCACGTATTCGATGATCCGCTTGGTGTCATACCACTGCGGGATCATGAATTTCAGCATGTAGGCAATCTTCGCATTCGCCGCTTCCATCCCTGCCGCAATGCCCTTGGCGATAGGACCGACAGGTTCCAGAGCCTTGTCGAGATTATCTCCCGACAAATTAAATTTCATGTTGGCGAGATTGCCGAGATCGTTGATTCCGAGTTGCTCTTTTCTCGATGCAGCCAAGAACTCAAGGAACTTAAAGTGCTCAGGGATGACTCTCACTTCGTCCGGCAAGAGCGATTGTAAAGTTTTCTTCGGCTCGCCATCGACGCCATAGCGAATGTCTTCCTCGAAAATATCGAAGTTCTCAATTTTCGGCCCGCCAGCTTCTGCACGGTTGTAGCCAATCGGAGGATTCAGCGTTGTTGTGATTACGCTGTCCATCTTCCGTTCGAGTTTCCGCTTAGTGACTTCGATTGATCCCACATCCTGAATGATCGAGCGGCCCATCGACTCCCAAGCCCAGTCGTCCAAGTCGTATTGCACGGGAGGCATGACACCGTGCCAATCATAGGCAGGACCGTCGTACATCGGCGTTTCCATGCCGGGACTGCTTATCATTAGGCGCAGGAATGGGTAGATGCGGCAGTCCTCCATTGTCGCTTTGCGCGTAATCTTTTCGCCGCCTTTCATGCCGCCGAAAATTTCTTGACCGATGTAAGGGACTTTGTAGAACCAACTGGTTCCTTCGTCTCCCATCGGCATTTCGTACTGCGTGTTGTTCAGTCGGATGTCCCGAATGAACGTGTAGCGGATTTCACAGTAGAGATTTCCCCAGTTGCGTTGCTGATCTCCGTAGCGGTACTTTTCTGCGAAGTCGGCACGGCGAGCGGCACAGCGAGATTGATAGTTGACGGCGCTGACAGGGACCAACGATGACTGAAAGAGAGGGAAGCGACCGTGCGCCTCCGCAATCGGCATGTAAACGTAGATCGTGTTGGCGTAGGCTTCCTGAACATCCCCACTCGCCGGAACCTGAACGGGAACCACGTCCATAATTCCGAGCGGCTCGAAAACAATCCTTCTTTCCCCAAATCCGTAATCTCCCGCTCTGCACTTCGGCCAGATATACCCTCGACCTAAGAGAGCGAACTGGAGAGCCTTGCGAATCTGTCGAGGAAATTGCGCTTCAAGGTAAAGACCTTTTGCTACTTTGTTGACCACTTCCGCAAACGGTTTGAACTGTGCCGCGTCCGAACTGTACTTCGCAATCTCGCTGACTTCTGAGATCGTCTCGACAAATTTTCGGAGATCGTACTTGAGGCCGTTTGATACGAGAGTGGACTTGATTTTGTCGGAGACTACCGCATCAAAGATTTTTAGGTTTGCACCAAGATTTTTGTAGGCAGTCTGTCCGCTCAACCAGCCTTCGCCTTCCTGAATCTGTTCATTGACCCAAGCGTAGCGGTCTTCGGCTGAAGCGTCGAATTTTGGAACCTGCCAATCTAGTTTCTTTTCTTTAGCCATTTTGTCTCAACTTTTCACGATAGGAACGCATGTACCGCCGATGATATTCCTTATTGCAGGTGCGGCATTCCCGACCGCTATTTACCCAAGGAACTAGATTGCTTCCACAAAGTTTATGACCTTTAAGACAATGAGTCTTAAGAGCATTTAGTGCAGTGGGACCAACTCCTCTGCGCGTGTTCGTTTGGTGTGTCACTAATTCAAGATGTGATGGGTTTACACATGACCTATTTCGGCAAATGTGATCTGGTTCCACGTGGACAGGTATCACGCCTCTGTACAGAACATATGAAAATCTATGCGCTAGGATTTTTTTATTCGGGTCATCCAAGGGCCAATGCAGCCTACCATAGCCTTCTGTTTCTATCTGTCCAGTCCACAACCAACAATTCCCACTCGCACGGATATGACTCATGAAATAAGACATCGCTCTAGTTCTGTTTTCCTTTGTGATAACAATCGGGATAGTAATCACGACGCTACCCCTTCCTCAGCTTCACATATTTGGTAGGTCTCTCTCTGGATGTGAACGGGACGGGCCTTGTCTCTCTGCTGTTCCGCGTAGTCTATCGCCGCTTGCATAAACAGGCGGTTTTGCAAGTCGTCAGACGCCGCAAGATTTTTCTTCATCTCTTGAATCATGTCGTAACGGATCGCGTCTTCGTAGAGATAGCGTTCTTCGTCCGACATATCGTGGATGCGTTTTTCTTGCTTCCTTAGGCGGGAACTCCAAAGGTCAACTTCATGCGCGTGGACGCACTCAATTCTTTCATAGCCACTCGGAGGCACAATCTGCGGGCCGGGAGCGTTCATGATGTGGTCGCGCTTCTTGTTGTGCCAGAAGACAATCGGCTTCGACAT